ATATCGCAAGAATCTTTGTTTAGCCTAACCATTCTCGCAAGTCTTTGTCTATTGGCTTGGACGTTGTATTAGCCCTGTGCCTATTCTTTGTTACCCTTCACCGTTGCATCATTGTTTGGGCAGGGGCGGTTGCAGGGCGCGCGCAGCGCTCTTTCTTACAGGCTCAGAGGTCCCTTAGAGGGTGCGTGTGGCACTTAGTGCAAATGCCTGTAGAGGCGACAGAAGTTAGGGGTGCTGGAAAGGTGCTGAGAGAGCCAGTGCGGATCGCCGGAGCGCTGTCAGAGATCGCGAGATCGCCAGAGCTGCCCAGAAGGCGGGTGAGCGAGGATTTCCACTTTTGCGTTGCCGCCGACTACGTGCGGTCACCACGTATCTGTTCCTACTACCTGGTTAAGCGTGTACCAATTCACCGGAGTCAGCGTGTACCAATTCACCGGAGACGGAATCAATATTCGCGAGGGTCGCGTGTACCGATTCACCGGTCTCGCGGCCCTCAAATCGCGCGGCCAAAAACGCCAAAACCCGCGCGACAAAACCCGCATGGATACTGGAAAAGTCGCTCCGCGACTGTACCGATTCACCGGTCTACGCGTGTACCGATTCACCGGAGGGACTTGTCTGAGCTGCTTGCGCTATTTTTTCGCTTTTCGGGTGCGTGTACCAATTCACCGGAGGCGCGAGGCGATTCCCAAAATTGGCTGTGGAAGTTGTGGATAACAGGGTCAAGGGGAATGGACAAACAGCCGCACTCGTTGTAATGGATGGTGACAGGCCCAAAAACATGAACGAACGTGAGTCCTCTACAGAGCTTGGCTCCCGGCCTCAACTGAACGCCGAGAAACAAACCCCCGGAACACCGCGAACACCAACCACGGCGCAGCTGAAGCTGGCGGCCAAAGCAGCAGAAATCAAGGTCATTCCGCACGACGACGGCCCCAGCGGCTATCTCGCGACGTGCCTTGTCAAATGCACGCTGCCCCACAAAGACCCCGGCAACGTCCCTGTGTGGACGCGGAAAAACGGCGGCGAGAACGGCGAGACTTTAGTCGTTCAACCTGGCTGGGACGTGAAAAAAAGTTGCTCAACTGGATACCCATACGGGGCGCTGCCACGGCTCATTTTGATCTGGATGGTCAGCGAGGCGAAGATCCGCAAGGACCGCCGCATCAAGCTCGGCGATTCGTTCGCAGAGTTCGCCCGCAAGCTGGAGATCGGCGACGACAGCCGAGGCAAGCGCAGCATGGCGCGCAACCTGCAGAAGCAGCTCCAACGGCTTCTCAAGTGTCACATCAGCTTTCACCGCGGGCTGAAGGGCGTTTACAGCGAAGCGGGCACCCTCCGCGCGATGGAAGGCTACGAGCTGGAGAACGCGGCAATCAGCTCCAAGAACGCGCTGTGGTGGGACGTTCGGAACCCGGACGGCAAGGCGTTTTTCGAAAGCTGGATTGAGCTCAGCCCCGATTTCTTCGCGGCGATCATGAAGAGCGCGGTGCCCTTCCGCATCGAGGCAATTTCGATGCTCAAGAGCTCGGCCCTCGCGATCGACCTGTACATCCTGTGCTGCTACCTCACGGAGTACATCGACAGCAAGAAGCTCAAGAGCCACGCGCTCACATGGGAATACCTCGCGGACCAGCTGGGCTGTCACTACGCCAGCAACCGGGAGCTGAGCCGCAAGGTGCGGGTAGCGATGAGGAAGGTGCAGGCTGCCTACCCCACCCTGCGAATCAAGTACATGCCCCACGGCGGCGGCATGGTGGTCCAGCGCAGCCCGTTAGCCGTCAAACGCCGCTCAGAGCGCCGGACACATAGCGCCACAGCTTCCTAGCCCAGCTCCGCGAGAGCCTTTGCGACCGCCTGACGCACGATATGTGCCGGGATCAGGCCGCGCTCTCGTTTTAGTCTCCGCAGCGCCGCCACCATGCTGAATGGGAGCTGCAGCGGGAACGGCACCAACGGATCATCAGGTAGCGCGGCCCGCACGAGCGCCTGCGCGATGATCAGTCGCTCGCGAGCCTCGAGTTCTTGAGCACGAGCAGCGAAATCGATAGGCGGAGCCGTCTCCTGCGATGCCGATTCCGGGCCCACAATCGCCCTTAGAGCCTCGCCGGCATCTCGCCCAGGGGGTAACTCTGTTTTCAAGCTGCTGAAGTCGTCGACGTCGATAAGGGCACGCTTAGCCATTGCAGGATCTCCTTGGTGAGCTGGAAGTACTCGCGCGCGGACTCGGAGCCAGGCGCGTAATCGAAGATGGTTTTGCCGGAGCCGGACACTTCGGTGATCGGCGTTCGCATGCCGATCGTCGTCTCGAGGACGCGGGCGCCGTCGATCGGCGAGAACAGGACCGCCGCGCGATCGCGCGCCTCGCGGCCCAGCAGGTTCGGCCGACGCCCGTTGATGAGGACTGCGACCTTCGCGGCGCGCGTCCTCTCTCCCTCGAGGTAGCGCACGAACGCCGCCGCCGCCACGAAGTCCACCCGCGACGGGATGAGCGGGACCAGGAGCGCATCGGCCGAGCGGACCGCCGAGCGCGCCATGCGGCCGGCGTCGTCCTCCGTCATCACCCCCGGCAAGCAGTCGACCAGGACGAAATCATGGCTGCCCTCGCTCACCGACCCCAGACGGCCGCGGAGCTGGCGGGCGGTGGTCACATCGAACGGCACGCTTCCCTGCCCCTTGGCGAGACTCCAGCTCATGGCGCTGGCCTGCGGATCGGCGTCGACGACGAGGACGCGGTAGCCCGCCCGGGTGAGGCCAGCGGCGAGGTTCATGGCCGTGGTCGTCTTTCCACAGCCCCCTTTCTGGTTTGCGATCGCGAGAACGTGCATAGCTACCTCTCTATCTACATGTCTACATACATACAGGTCTATCTGTCTAGATATATACATATATATGTATGGTTCCCAGGGGGCGCAGGGAAGGGGTGCCAGAATGGGGTTTGAGGGGTTTTGACACGGCCTCGCGAAAACCCCCCTCCCCGAAACGAGGCGTTTTGCTATGGCTCGACCGATTCCGTGGCTTCCCAGGCTGAAGGAGATTCGCAAGAGCGCCGCCGGCAGCGTCCGCTCCCACTACACGCGCCGCGACCTCGAAGAGCTCTTCCAGGTCCAGTCCCGCACCGCCAGCCGTCTCCTCGAAACGATGAACACGGTTGAGCTCAACAGCTCGCACCTGGTGGAGCGCGAGGAGTTGGTGAAGTTCTTGGACCGGATCGACGCCGCGGCCGACGTGACGGCGGAGATGGAGAAGATGCGCGAGGAGAAGACGGTCAGCCGCCGCAAGCTGCGCTTCCTGAATCAGCGCGACGTGGACCCAATGAGCCTCTACGGCATCCCCAACACACTGAAGCTGGCGCGCGGGCATCTAGAGATCAACTTCACGACGATGGAGGAGCTGGCGGCCACGCTGGTAACGCTGGCGAGGGTACTGGAGGATGACCTAGACGAGTTTGTGCGGCTGTACGAGCCACGCCAGCCGACAGAGCACCCGGACAACTCCACGGAGGAGGTCCGTCAGCTCTTCCGCGAGCTCGAAGAGATGGAGACTGCGCGACATAATTAAGCCGTAATTATGGCTTAAGTATGCAAGCCCCGGCGGTGCCAACGATCAGCTCTGCGTTGGCTTCCTGCACGATGCGCAGCAGCTCGCCCGTCGTCGTCTCCGTTACAGGGTGCGAGCTGCAGTTGACGAACACCTGAACCTCATCCGTTCGCCGAATGTGATAGGTCAGGATGTCAATCAGCGCCATCTGCTGGCTGCGCGTCACAGGGATAAGAATCGTCGGCTCACTCATGCGGTCCCGCCTTTCTTCGCTGCATCCCACGTGGGGTGAAACGGCCGTTCGATGACCTCTGGCCGGCTGAGGCCTTCCTTGAGCAACCGCACCAGATCATCCGGTGTGATTTTGTCCCCGCCGATCTTCATCACCTGCTCTTGCAGCCACACATGATCGGGCGCGTACGCGATCGCTGTCGATTTATCGGAAGTCGTAGCGATGCCGCCGCCGCGGATGTGTTCAACATTGCCAGGCTCAAGGATGATGAGCTTTTTGCCGTTCATCACGAGATAGATCATTCGGTCCCGTCCTTCTTCAGCTGTTTGCGCGCTGCGGCGAGCAGCATCCGCACGCAATAGTTATTCCGCGAGTAGACGATGCGAAGCTCAGCGGCCTCGGCTTGAGCTGCACGCGTAATCTCGTCCAGCTCCTCTTCGGTGGCTCGCAGATCAACCACGCGATAGACAGGCTTTTTCTGTTGCCGCCTTTTTCCCATACGGGGTATGATACGGGTACGAAGGGGGTGTGTGTCAATCATGCCTAAGGGTACCTACAACCTAGCCGGTTTTTGTGTCGTCGACGCCAAGCCCATCAGCACCGAGCGGCTGTCCAAGGGCAGCATCACCTGCTCCAAAGAATGCGCGAAGATCCGCCGCGACGCACAGCGCGCCCAGCAGGACACGCGCGAGTGCCGCTACTGCCGCAAGCCATCGACGCCCGAGGACCGCGAAGCATTCGCACGCTTCCGCCGGCTCGAGCGCACCCGGCCAGACATCCTCTACCCCGAGCAGTTCGAGGAGTGGAAGAAGACGGTGCCGGACGTGACCGCGACGCCCAAAGCCTTCGCGGAACACCGCGCCAAGCAGGGGAACCAATGAAGACACTCCCCGGATTTTCCTACGTGATGGATTGGGACCGCTGCGGCAAAAAGGGCGCGCTCTGCGAGATCCTGCGCGGGGTTGGCGCGCGAGTCCAGGTCCGATTCGGCGACGGCACCACCGGCGTCGTCGAGCGCATGGCGGTGCGCCGCGCGAAGCCCTCTGAAATAAAAATGCCAGAGACAGAAGATCGCGATGCGACTACACTAGGCGCGCATCCACCCTCTTCAGGAGAATGAAAAGATGGCATTGTCAGACCGGCCGTACGGACCGAACTCGGGAGCTGCGAGTGTCGCCAACCAAATCCCCCTCAATCAACAGGCGACACAGACGCAAACGTTGGCCGGCGTGCTTCCGTTGCTGTTTACGCTGGCTGCTGCCACTGAGATCATCGCGCCCAGCGCGCCCAATGCGGCGGTGCCATTATCGATCGCGATTCCTCCCGACACGCAGATCGAGCAGACCGTCTTCGACCTCTTCGCTTCCGGCTACATCAAGACGACGGCCAGCGGCAACATCACCATTAAGTTGTACGAGGGATCGAGCGAGACGATCGGAAGCAACACGCTGCTGGGATCGAGCGGCGCGATCGCTCAGGCCAGTGCCACAGCAGCGTGGTGGGCACACGCGCAGCTCATCTTCGATTCGGTGAGTGGAACGTTGGCGGGCAAGCTGGACTTCTACGTCAACAAAACCATCGTCGCGTCCGTAACGCTCTCCAACTTCCCGAACGGCTTCCTTAACCAGGGCAACCCGTCCGCGAATCCTCCGACCGTGGCCAACCTGCCGAGCTTCACGCTCACCTTCACGTCCAGCGGCGCGACCGCAGGCACGCTGACGACGGTGAATGTGCAGAAGTTCTGCGTCGGCTAGAGAGCTATCACCGCAAGGGCCGTAAAGCCGGGACCCGCACGCTCTCCCCAGCGTGTCGAGAAGGCGGGGGGACAATCCCCGCCACACTTTCAGGAGAACGCGATGGCGAAGGAAGAGCACGAAGGCAAGAAGCACGCGAAGAAACACCTGCACGAGATCCGCAGCGAGGAGACCGAGGACGGTCACATCATCCACCATCACACCTACAAAAAGAAAAAGGGTGATGCGGAGACCGAGCCTGAGCGGAAGAACGTGGCTGTCAGCTCCACGCCTGAAGAGGCGGGCCAGCACACAGTCGATCAGTTCGCGATGAATCAGCAGCCCCAGGTGACTCCGGATGCAGGCGCAGCTGGTGGCGGCGAGCCGGGCGGCGAAGAGGCCGGCGGCGGTGCAGGCGCAGCAGCTCCCGAAGAAGAGATGTAGCTTGCTCGACGAACAAAAGCTCGACCAGGACGAAGCCTATCGCGAGGATCTGCGGACGCGCTGTCTCAAAGATCACTTCTTCCTGGCCGAGCTGATGGGCTTCAACGATTTTCATCCGGTGCTGCACGCGCCGGTGGCCGATCTCTACTTCCCCAAAAATCCAAACGTCAGCATTCCGGAACAACACCCGATCAAGAACCGGATGCACCTAGACCCGCGCGGCACATTCAAAACCAGCTGGAGCCGCGTCGATTCGCTGCAATGGATACTGGCCTTCCCCGAGGCCATCACGATTCTGAATGAGAGCGCGACGCAGGATCTGGCGAAGGCGGTAGCCAAGGGCATCGCCGACTACTTCTGTCAGTACAAGATCGTCACGCCGCTGCACAGGCTCTTCCCCGAGCTCGTGGTGAATAAGTGGCCCTTCCACTCCACCGATACGTGGAACACGCCCAACCACGACATGCGCGACATCGACGCGACGCTCGCCTTTACATCGCCACTCTCGCAACAGAGCGGGTGGCATCCGTGGATCGACAAATGCGATGACATGGTGGACACGCGCAACAGCGGATTGCACGCGAGCGCGGAGTCGCGCCGCAAGGTGATCGATTCGCACCACACCAACAAGAACACCATCCGCCGCGGCGGCTATCTCTATCTGCCTGGCACGCGCTACCACCCGCAGGACCTCTACGGCGAGACGCTGGCCAACATGGACCCCGCGATGTGGAAGGCGCTGATTCGCGGCTCGCTGATAGTGAAGAACGGGCAGCGCCTGATGCCTGGGGAGTTTCCCGACGAAGACGATGTAACGATGCTCTTCGACGAGCTGCCGGGCATGGACTACAAATCCATGCGCGACAAGTTCTATGAGAACTTCGAGAGCTTCATGTGCCAGCAGCAGAACGATCCTCTGGGCGGCATCGTTCCGATCTTTCCGGAGAAGCTGTATGCGAGCTGCGAGATCGCAGTGGAGCGCGTGCCTCCGTACGGCGGCGACACGTACACCTGCTGGAGACTGCCCTACGGCGCGCACAAGAGCACACAGAACGCCGAGGGTGTAGCCGCGCGGGTGCTTGACGGCCGCGTGTATGCGCTGGACTGCTGGAGCGGCAACTGGATACCCAGCAAGCTCGCGGAGCGCATGGTGGCCGCGCATAAGCAGCACCAGGCCGACGCGATGATGATTCTGATGACGCCGGGCAGCGACTACATGGCGAACCTCATCCGCAACGAGGCCGCGCGGCGCAACGTGAGCGTGCGGATCCAGTACGCCGGCTGGGAAGAGAGCGACAACCTGCGCAGCCAGGAGATCAAGCAGCTGGAACCGCTGATGAAGGTGGGACGCCTGCTCTTCTCAAGCGCAATGAGCCGAGCGAAAGAGTGCCGCAGACAATTCGTTCACTTCGGGCTGGCAGAAGAGAACGGCATCATCGAGTGCGTCACCAAACTCGCGAACCTTGTGCCGGTGAGCCAGATGCGCGCGAACCTTGAAGAGGAAGAGATCGAATTCCAGCGCCGCCGGCGCGACGACGCTTCATTGAACTGGCTGTTGGATCAGCAGGGTATGCCGCGCGTGGATGAGCAAGCCCGCAAGAAAGCGCAGGCATACCGGCAGGCGATGGAGAAGGCGACGACGTGGCAGCTGCCACCGATGCCAGGAGGACTAGATGGCTGAAGAGTTGGATATCGAGCGCGAGAGCGACGACGTAGCAGCACGGCCAGGTGGCGACGGCCTTCCTCTCGGCAACGAGATGACGCCGCGGATCGCGCAGTCACAGGCTGACCTCGGCGAAGACGGAGCCACTGAAACCAGCTTCGACGACGACGCCGCGGCCACCATCGTGTGGCAGAACTATCAGGCATGGGTGGGATGGCTGGATGAGAATGCGTGGCTCGCCGAGTGGCAGCTGATCGACTACCTGAAGCAAAGCCCGAACTTCGATCGCGATGCGCGCGGCGCCGGCGGCGGCATGGCGCGCATCAGTCGCTTCAACGTGGCGAAGAACTCGAACACGATGGCCACTCAGATCAAGCGCGGCGTGTTCGCCGACCAGACGCCGTTTCTGTTGGAGGCGCGCGGGCCGCTCGCCGGCGACCCGGACCAGGAGCTTTATACCGACGCCATCACCGAGTTGTTCAACGTTCTGAGCGAGCGCGCGGATCTTGAATACAACATGGGGCTGTTGATCGATTGCCAGGTGTTGCAGGGCACCGGCATCGGAGATATCGGCTGGGAAGAGGTTGAGTGCGAGCTCACCACACGGAAGCGCAAAACGCAGCCGCCGCAGGTGGCGCTGCCGATCGGTGCACCCAAGACGGTGAATACGTGGGAGAGCGATCAATTCGAGGAAGTCAAAAAGAAGGTCACACAGACGTGGCCGTACTTTGAATATCGCAAGCTGGGAACGACGCTCTACGACCCCGGATGGCGCACGCCGAACCGGCCGGAGAAGAGTGCGCAGGGAAAGATCGATGTCGATTATCTGACGCTGCAGGACTTGCAGCGGCTGCGCGGCATGGACTGCTACAAGGACATCCCCAAAGACGAGGACCTGAAAAGATTCTTCTTCGAGAACCCGCTGGGCGATGCGCCCCCCGCGTCGACAACCTCGGAGAGCATGAACTCCAATTCTTCGGTGGTGTTTCACGCCCAGGGCGAGCACGAGCAGACCAACGCCGACCCGACACTGCGGCCTCTGATGCGGCTGAAATACTCGACCAACGAAAACATCATCGAGGTGCTGTGCTACCAGGGCCGACGCAAGGTGATTCGCAACGCACCGCACGACCTGAGAGATTTCGCGCTGGGCGTGACGGCCAACTGGTGGGACATCGATAACAGCGGCTACGGCATGGGCATCGGACGGCTGAATGCCGGCGACCAGCGCATGGACCAGGGCGTGCTGAATGAAGTGCTGAAGATGATCGGCTACTGGATGAATGCGCCGCTGCTCTACGACAGCTCCAGCGGCAACGAGCCGACGCAGAACGTGGTGATGGGGCTGGGCAACCTGTGGGGCGTGAACGCGCCCGGCGGCGATGTGCGCAAGGCATTCTTCTACGCACCGAAGCCGGAGATTCCGGCCGAGGCATGGAAGATTTACCAGCTGGGCAAGGATGGCGGCGAGGACCTGGTGGGCGCGAACAACACCACCATGCAGGGCAACACCGGCCCCGGCTCGACTGCGCTGCGGACCGCCGCCGGCGTAAACCGCCTGGGCAGCAAGGCCGATGACAACGTGGCCACACCCATCGCGCACATCGAAGGCGTGCTGACGCGCTGGTATCGCTTCCTGTGGTGGCTGGTGCAGACCAAGATGCCGCTCTCTGAGATCCGCGCGATTCTGAGCAAGAAATATTCCGACGCCATCATTGCGAAGATCGATCCGGAGAGGATGATCAACGCCGAATTCAACATCAAGATCCTCGCCGGCCAGAAGCTGGCTGCAAAGGCGGCGATCCAGCAGCTGATTCCTTTCCTCCTACAACTTTTGCAGCAGCCGCAGCTGATGGAGTTCATGCACCAGAAGGGGAAGACGATCAACTTTTCGGCGATCGAGAAGATATTCCTGCGCGTGAGCGAGCTGCAGGGTGCCGAAGACATCATCGTGGATCTCACTCCGCAGGAGCTGAAGCAAGTGCAGGCGACGAATCCGGCCGCGCAGAGAACGGCCGCCGCAACCGCCGTGGAGAACGTGCGCGGACAAAACAAACAGCGCGAGATTGCGGCCAAGGGCACCGTCGACACGAACCTCGCAATTCTGAAGCCGCTGGTGGATCACGCAGCGCAGCGGCTGGAGGGATCGCAGGAGTTAGAGAATGCAGAAGGGCGGCTGGAGCGCAACGTGGATACGGGTGAGCTCGAAGGCGGTCTAGAGGGAGCGGGGGCGTGATTCGACCGAATGACGTGCCATGGCAGGAGATCGAGCGGGCGAAGGAATTCATTCGCAAACCGCTGAGCGAAGGATTCAAGGCGTGGAGCACGCTGCGCGATCGCGACAACGTAACGATGACGATTCACGAGCTGGGCCACCTGATGGCGTGGTACGCGGCGGTGCGGATGAGTCCCACGGCTCCCGTGACGAAGGAGCTCGAGGATGGAAAGCTGGCGTTGCCGGAAACAACACCGGAGTTCTACTGCGTGGATCGCGAAGCCGGCGTGCTGTGCAGGTGCACGATTCAATGCAGCGGGTGCGCGAGAACACAAGAAGCACGCCGGAAAAATGGAACGCGGGCGTTCCCGGAAGGAGAGTACCGTGGCTGAGCTGACGGCGCACGAGAAGTTTTTGCAGGGCGTGCCGCTGAATGAGGAGCTGGCGGCGGTGCGCGAAGGGAAGGAGCCGCAGACGACGGCCGCGGCGCGGAACGCAGCGGCGCAGCGGCGGGCGCACGATGATGATGACCGCGGACTGACCCGCGCCGAGCGTTTAGACCTGAAGGAATTCAGGGAGATGCCAGGATGGGAACTGTTCTTACGTATTGCCGATAAATGTGTTCGGCTACACCAAAAACGTGCTATTTCTCTTAGCCAAGACGATCCGTTAGTAAACAGAGATGCGATCGCCAGCGCGTGGGCCTACGTGAAGATTTTGCGGAGGGCCGTAGCGGAGCTGGAAGCCATCGTGAACGCGGAAGTGGAGCAGTTGGAGACGCCGCAATGAAGATGGAGTGGACGACGACGCGCCCGAACGGAAAGCCGATCGAGCCGGGCACCTTTTGCCGCGTGCTGGATATGGAAGACGGCACCAATCCGATTTACTACTACGGCAAAACCGAGCAGGACGTCAACGACAAGATCGCGCTGAATAACATGCACGCGCAGCGGGCGCTGGCGCGGCGCGCGGAGGCTCCGGCCACGCCCCCTGCAACGCCGCCGGCGACGCCAGCGACGCGCAAGCGGTTGACTCCGGACGAGACCGCGCGAGCTACGGTCGATCTTCAGGACCCGGCCAAAGCCGCCGAGGCAGTAACAAAGTTGGTTCAGGATGCCACCGGCGTAGACCTGAAACAGATGGCGATGGATGCGTTCAAGGCGCGCGCCGGCCAGTGGGTCGAGGAGACGCCGGATTTTTACGACTGTAAGCCCAACCGTTCGTTGCTGGCGACGGAGCTGGGCAAGCTGGTGAACGGGGATGTGTCTCTCATCACGAAAGAGATGATGACGCAGACCTTTCAGCGTATGACCGCCTCCGGGGATTTAGTTGAAGATCCCGGCGACGGAGCAACACCGAACGTCACACCGTTTCCTGAGGAGACTCCGGTTCAGCGTGTTGAGACGACCCGAGGCGGGCGTAATGGAACAGGAACGCGGAGCACCAATTTCCGCGCCCCCCAGAACGTCCAGACAAGGACACTCAAATACACGCGGGAGCAGATCGACAGGATGTCTCTAGCCAAGGCCGAGGCGCTGATACGCAGCGGCGACAAGGACTATGCGGAAGCCTGTGAGTTCTACTACCCGGCGGCGAAGGCTACGGCCTGAGTCGAGGGAGCGGGAGCGATGCGTACGCAGGCAACTGTGACGTACCGGATGTGGAAGCGTAAAAAGCAGTGGGTCACCGGGACGAGTAAAACAGCCCGTCCGGTCATGACCACCAAAACCCAGAACGCGATCTCTTCGTGGCTGGTGAAGTACATTCTGTGGCCGTTGCTGCAGATCGTGATGGCTCTCGCCTCAGCGTTCGCTGCTACAGGCACGATGACCATGCAGATGGCCGCGCAGGCCGCGCACGCGCCGGTAGTCGCCGAGGGCGGCGCCACGGCTGCAGCGCAGACCAGCGCCAACATGCCGCAGGCACGGCTCACGGTTTATTACAACCGCGTGTTCATGCAGTGGCTGTATGCGAAAACCAACAAGCTGCTGATGTGCACGCACATGGATCTGCCCGAGAAGAGCGGCCAGACCTGGCGCAACTTCATGTCGATCCCGCTGGGACCGGACATCGATCAGCAGACCGAAGGCACCCCCGGACCTCCGGAACAGATCAGCGTCAACTTCAAGGACATCGTGGTGGGGCAATGGGCGAACTTCAACACCATTTCCGACTTCGCCGCGCTGACCTCGATCTCTGACGATCTGGTTGAGAACCGCCGCATCATGGCGTATCAGCTGGCTCTAACGATCGACGATTTGATCATGTACCAGATGGACTATCTGCGCACGATGGACACGCGCACGACCAACCAGGATGCGACCACCACGCCCTATGCGTTCACCAAGAACATCATCGAGCAGATGCCCGGCTCGCTTGAGGGCGCGGAAGTTCCGCAGATGAAGGATGGTTTTTACAACGGCAGCATTCATCCTTTCTTCGTCTCAGATCTGATGCTCGACGATTCCAACAACTCCATCGTCGACATCTGGAAGCACACCGACGCGGGACAGCTGAAGCTGGAGCCGCTGGACGGTGACGACGGCGAGGCTCCGGTGCGCACGCTGGAGCTGTTCGGCTGCCATTGGCGGAAGAGCACCAACCAGACGCAGACCGCGAACTGGCAGGGCTCGGGCGAGACCGGCATCAGCACCTACCTTGCGGGCATGGATGGAATGGTGTTCATTCAGTTCCCGCACGGCAAGCTGACGAAACCCGGTCACAAGTGGCAGAATCTCGACCTCTGGGCCGAGAAGTTTACCGCTCGCACCGCCTACGACGCCAACCAGCTCATCCAGGCCGGAACCGGATACAACTGCGTGCTGGGCATCGGGCCTCCGCCCGACATCACCAGCCGCATGCGTATTGCGATCGCCGTACCGATGACCAGCTAGAAACCCACACGCAGACGGCAAGGCACGCTGGATACATAGTGCCAAGCCCATAGCAACGCACCCCGGACGGTCAGTCAAGGCGTCCGGGGACCCTTCCCAAGAGGAAACGACGATGGCAACGAAGAAGGCAGCGCAGCCCGACGAAATCCACGAAGCGCAGCTCGACGAAATGAGCGAAGAGCAGCCCGACGAAATCCGCGAAGCGCAGCCGCGGCCCAAAGGGAAAACGATGCAGCAGCAGCTCGAAGAGATCACGCTGAAAACCGCGCAGATGAATCTGAAGATCGCCGAGCGCGAGCTGCAGAAGTTCGAGGCGTCGGAGCGCTCGAAGACGCTGCAGAACGCACAGCGGCAGTCGGAGCTGGCCAGCAAGATGCGCGGCCGGGCGCGCGTTGCCGCGAATTGCAGCCACAAGCAGGGAGCCAGCCCCAAGAACATTTACAAGGGCAAGGGCGACACCACGCTGAAGAAAGTGAAGATGATGGACGGCTTTACCATCCTGATTCACTGCGGGATCTGCCGCATGGCGGTGTTCTCCCCGCATCCCTACGACCAGAATCCCGAGCCGCAGAAAGACTTCCGCACCGGCGTGATGGAGACCGCAGCCCAGGCCGCGAAGCGCGTGAAGAAGTGGAAGGCCGATACGGCTGCATTCGCCGCGCTGCTGGAGAAGAGCGAAGAGTCGAAGTCTGACGAGTACTCGAGCACGATGGACTGCGGAAACACGTTCGAGGTGAAGAACGGCCAGGGCATGCCGGTGTATCGCCGCCGGCCGAGCGACTTCTATCCGCAGGTGAACGCGGCGCAGTAAACGAAGCTGAAAGCGCGCCGCGCGAGCGGGGCAGAGAGAGAGTAATTGCAAATGGGTGCAGATCGCATAACCTTCGGGCCACCGAGCTCCGCCGGGGTGAACTCCTTCGATCAGAAGGCCCTGGTGCTAGACCAGAGCAACGGCGTGTTGTACGTGAGCGGCAACAACCGCAAGCTGATGCTGGCGATGGGCGCGCCCCTGGTGCTTCCTGCGCAGACCGCGCTGGCGGCTATCACGGCGGCACAGAACCTGCTCACCTTCGGATTCGGCGCGGGCGCGCTGAATGTGACCGGGCGCAAGCTGCGCGTGAAGGGCACGCTGCTCTACTCGACCACCGCGACCAACGTGGCGACGATCAGCTTTGCGCTCACGCTGGGCGGGGTGACGCTCTGCACCATCACCACCGCGGCGACCAACACCGCAGCCAGTGCCAACCTTCCCATTCACTTCGAGTTTGAGATCACCGTCGCGACGCTGGGTGCGACAGCCACGGTGGAATCGCATGGGCGGGTGGACGCGAATATCGGCACGGCAGCAGCTGCGGCCGTCGCCACGTATCTCGACACCAACACGGCGGTGTCGGCGGCGGTGAATCTGGCGGCGGCGAGCACGCTGGCGGTGACCATCGCGGCCAGCGCGGCCGTGCCCAGCGCGCAGCTGCGCTCCGCCACGTTGATGTACGAAGCCTAACTTCCTATTTTTCGACCTCAGTTGAGGGAGGAAAACCGGAAACGCTTGACCAGAGAGAGGACGAAAAAGCATGACGACACACGAAACACCGAAGCCGCCGAGAAAGCGCGCGGCGAAGAAGGTAGCAGCGACAGCGAAGCAGACCGCACCGCTGTCGCTCGAAGAGCGTGTAGAGCGCCTTGAGGCGCTGTACGAGGACCTGGGCCCCAAGCTGAAGCCTCACGGCATCCACCTGCAGTCCGCAGAGCACGTGGAGTCTGAAGAAGAAGAGCAGGCGGAGTAAGCGAGCGTGGGCAACTCCACCATCATGTTGCGCGATGTCTACACGACCATCGCGGCCAAGGGCATCCCCGACCCGCGCGGAGGACCGAGCGGGTACGGGGATACGCTTGCGCTGGAGTGCGCGAACGAAGTCATGGCCGACATCGTTTGCGAACGCTACAACTGGAAGTGGAACCGCGCCCACGCCGCGCCCTTCTACACCAACAGCTTTCAGCAGGACTATCCGCAGCTCGCGCAGACGGCGGGGCCGATCGGCTGGGGCGAAGACGGCGACGTGATCGAGGTCAACAGCACGAGCTTTCCGAAGCCGCTGCGCAACATCAAGTGGCGGCGCGGTCTGAGCCGCACGAATGTCAGCCGGTGGTGGCCCGAGAATGTGAGCTGGATGTACAACAAAGAGCTCGCGCTGGGCGTGTGGCCAGGCGCGGGCGTGACGTTCTATCCTCTGCTCGGCAGCGGAGCGCCGGCGGGGAAGAATCCCTGGCTCAACATGGTGGACGCCAACGGCAACATCCTCATCGTGACCACCTTCGGCACGACCGGCGCGGACGCTCCCTCGGTGCCGGCGAACTCGAACGAAGGCACGACGGTCGAGGATGGCTCGGTGGTGTGGACGTGCGTAAGCCCGAACTCGCAGGGCTTCCGCCTCGACCGTCTGCCCAGCGCCGCGGGACCGACGCTCGAGATCCGGCCGTACTACCAGCTCGATCCGCCGCGCTTCACCACCTTCCAGCAGATGCTCGACCCGATTCCCAACAGCTTCAGCCGGTTTTTCTTTCGCGGCCTGCAGGCGCAGAGCCTGGCCAACAGCCCGAACCCCGCAGACGTGAAACGCGGCGAAGCACTCCTGGTAAGAAACCCGCAAACCGGCGAGCCGGCGTGGATGATCGACCCGATGAAGCAGGGCGACCGCGAGTTGAACGGGTATGCGCTTCTGCCGGCGACGAGCGTTGTCGAGCCGCGCTGGGGATCGAGTGTGCCGCGCACAGCCGATAACCCGTATGGGTGGAACTGATGTCGATAACGCTGAGTGTCCAGAGCTCTCTGACCTATGTGCAGACGTTGATCGATAACCAGCGCCTGAATGTAAACAACATGGAACCGGGCGTCACGATGGCCAACACCGTTCTCAGCACCATGCTGGGACCTCCGTTCGTGTGGCGGCAGAACCGCAGCAGCATGAATGTTGCCATCACCACCGAAGGCGGAACGGACTACGTGGAAGCGGTGCCCACGCTGGGATCTATCGAGACGCAGTGGCTGGAAGATTCCAACGGCAACATCTACGAGCTGAATGGCGCGACGGCGCTGGCCAAGGTGAGCTTCAAACGTCTGCCCACGCTGGTAGCTCCGCAGTTCGACGACAACGACGGCAACATCACCTTCCGCTTCAACAGCGTGCCCGACGCGGACTATACCGCGTACTTCGATTTTCAGAATGCGGCGCCGTTGATCACCAGCCCCGCGCAGAGCTTTTCGCCGCTGAGCGATTATTTCGGCTACCTGTTCAACAAGGGCATGTTGAGCGAGGGCGCGCTGCTGGTGAACGATTCGCGCTTCTCGATTTGGCGCGCGGAGTGGATCGCGCAGCTGCTGGCCACGCAGGACGGTCTCGACGCGCAGGCCAAAGACATGTTTTTCAACCAATTCATGAATACGACGCGCACGGCGATACGCAGCCAGGGCATGGCGCAGGGCGGGACCAACGGAAGGCAGCGATAGACGATGCCCGGGCCGATCGAAGCCGCAGGTGCGGTAAGGAATCCGAGTAAGTACGCCGCGCTGACGATGGGCGCGCGCCAGCTCACCGGCCTGTGGACGCAGCGCAGCCCATACCGCGATGCGGCCGTGCAATATCTGGTCTCGAAGTTCTACTCCGGCAGCCGCTTCGATTCGATCCTTGACGGCATCAATCGCGAGATCTGCGCGGACCTCACCGACAAGCGCAGCCCTGGCTCTGTTGTATTCAATGACGGAACCTTCCCGGCAGCCGAAAGTTTTTATTCGTGGAAGCTGCTACGCAACAACAGCGAAATCATTCGCGTGTTGGCAGACGGAAGCGATGGGACGCTGTACGACGCGACCCCCGGACAGAAATCGTCGATCTTCACCAAGAGCGCAGGCGCGAGCGCGAATCGGATCCTCGGGCTGCCCAATGCGCAGCTCTACCTGGGCAACGGCGTCGATCAGAAGAAGTGGCTTTTCCCCGGAGCATGGCAGGCGAACAAGAAAGTGACGCCGGGCACGCTGATCAATCAGGGAGCGGAGCCAGGCACGCTCTTCATGGCGCTGGGCGGCATCACGGTGCCGATCGTGGCCACGGCCGTCTCAGGTGCAGGCGCGAGCTGGGAGCATCTGGTGTACGTGAATCCCGCGCAGGTGCCGATCAACTTCGCCAACCTGGTGGGCGTCGAGATGACGTTCTCCGGACTGACGACGGATGCCGATCTGAACGGGCAGACGCTGCCGATCGCGGCCGTGCTGAGCTCCACGCTGGGCATCCTGCAGGTGAACTTCACCAGCGGCACCGCGCAGGCGTATACGCCGGACACCGGCTCAGGCACAACCGGAAACGGAACCACCGGCGGCGGCGCACCGGGCTTCGATTCGACGCGGCTGCACGTCACCGCAGACAGCGGCCAGCAGTGGAAGTGCTATGGGACCGCCGTTCAGAACACAGGGCTGCCCGCGCCGCTTGTCCCTCCTACGCTGTCTCCGGTAACGGGGCGATTCTGGCAGCCCAATACAGACTTTCCGCAGTACACGAGCCTGCTGGACTCGAACGGCAACATCGAAGTCGTGGCCTCCACCGCCGGCACCACCCGCAGCGGCCCGATCTATCCGCAGTGGACCGTTGCGCCTTCGGCCGCGCAGCTCGTCGCGACCAATGTAACCGGCACGCCGACACCGACCGCGAACACCTTCGGCACGATCTATCAGAACCTCAGCAACAACGTCGAGATGCACAGCGGATTCGGCAATGTAGTCGCCGGCGGCGGGGTTGCATGGTTCAAGTTGCTGGTGGGGCCCACGAGCCCGCCCACGCAGAACACGTGGGGAACAACGTTCGGCGCGACCGATAAAGCCGGCAGCGGAAGCAACGGCCAGCTCGGATTCAATTTTTCCGTACCGCCGGGATGGTTCTACGAACTTCAAAGCGGCGGCGACGTGGATGCCACGCCCGGTTATTGGGACAGCACCGCGCTATCGCCAGTGGCGACGGGCATCTCGACACCGGGCGGAGCGAATGCGGTGACGGTTGACGGAGGGCTCAAGTGGTACAACCTCGGCCAGCCAGGTGCGTGGCAGGCCGACGCCGCCAACGCGGGCGTGACGGGTTCGTGTCTGCTCGACTCGAACGGGAATTTGCAGTGGCTCTTCGACGGAGTCGGCGGCACGAGCGGCACAACCGAGCCCACGGATTGGGGCACTGCGCTAGGCGCGACGACAACTGACGGCGGCCTCACGTGGGTGTGCATCTCGACCGAAGGCTCGGGCGTGGCGCTGACGTACAAGACGCTGCAGTACGCCTACAGCCTGCACGCGATCGACGGCAGCCTGAGCACCGCATCGCCGCTGGCCACCGTCTTCGGCGGCGTTCTGGGCACGCCGCCGGCAGTGCTCAGTCCCACGCTCACGGTTGGGGCGACGGCGGCGGGAATGCTCGCCGACACCCAGCTCGATCAGATCTGGATCTGGCGCACCGCGCAGGGCCAGCCGACTTTGGTGCTTGAGGATCAGATCCCGATCGACGGACTGACGGATTCCTTCAGCTACGGAGAGGCCGGGGTGGCCGACACGTCGACGCAGGGACAGGGAAGCCTGAATGCATTGATTCCGGCTCCGATCTCAGGGAGCAACAACCCGCCCACTCCGACCAGCCTGCCGATGTGCTACGCGTTTCAACGGGTGTGGTGGGCAGACGGGAATCTGGTGCGCTTCTCCGGAGGGCCGGACACGCTCTCGGCCAACGGCAACACCACGCAGCCGCCGCTCAACTTTCTGCCGTCCCTTGGAGCCGTTTACGACATCATCCCCGTCACGCTGCAGGGCGGAGGCTTGATCGTCTTCACCAGCTCGGGGATACAGATCATCCTCGGCGGCGGCACGAGCTCGAATCCTTTCGGGATGACGAGCTACTACAACAACGTCAACGTCACCGGCTACAACTGCGTTTGCATTCAGGGCACGACGATGTACGTGCTTGAGGCGAATCTGAAACTGAGCTCGATCGCGATCGAATATCCGTTCAATCCCAACACCGGATACACGGAGATCGGCTTCCCCATCGGCGATCAGTTCAAGAAGGTGACGACGGGCGGCATCAGCCAAGCACTGTACAGCTCCGCGACCGCGTACCTGAGCTGGAACAACCAGGGCACGGATGAAAACGCGCTCTACGTGGCAGACGGCGCGGTGGGATGGTTCCGCATGTCGCAGGTGTCGCCGCCTGAGACCGGCCTGATGTGGCACCCGCGCCGCGCGATCGTGGGAGGCACGAGCGCGGTGCAGGCGATGGAGACCGCGCCCGGCGTGACGCAGCTGCTCATCGGTCCGGCTGCACCGGGACCGATTCTCTGCCGCGACGACAGCGGAACGGAGTGGAGCGATAACGGCACAGCGTATCCGAGCTGGGACGCGAAGGGCGTGAATATCCTGTGTTCCACCGGGCAGTGGGCCGAGGTGGTGCATATCAGCACGAAGTCCGCGGCCGTGGGCGCGCGCCCGGTAGTGAGTGTGTTGCTCAATGAGATCGCACCCAGCCAGGAGCGGCCGTATCACAAGCTGAAGCTCTCGGACAAATCGAACGATCCCAGCCGCACGCCGCGATCGAAGAGCGCTTACAGCGACCGCTACGTGCTGAAGGAGAGCGGCGCCAACACGCTGGGCGATTGTCTGCTGACCAAGTTTGACTACGGTTCGCAGGCAGTTGGCGATGAATTGCTGGATTGGGGCATCTTCGCGCGGGTGCATGAGGACCGCGAGGAAGAGGTCGCGCCGGCGAAATGATCGAGCTGCCCACCTATCGATTCGACGGCTTCGTGTTCCGGCCGGCCACCGCAGCGGACCTGCCGCGCGCGCAGCGATGGAACGCGGCGGACCCGGAGCACACATGGGAGGCGCAGTATCCCGCGTTTTGGATCGAGCAGAGCCTGCAGGCCAACAGCTACGTGCTCGAAGACGCGCGGGGAGTTGTGTTTTTTATGAAGTCGATTCGAGCGGCCCAGGGAGAGATCGAGATCTCGCTGCAGTTCGATCGACTGCGCCGCGAGGTTTCGCAGCAACGCGCGATGGCGGGGATGATGGCCGGTATCGAGTGGCTGAAAGAGGCACTCCCGATGAACGGCTTCAGCGCCGTATATTTCGCGAGCAGGAACCAAAAGCTGATTGCGTTCGCGGTGAAGAAGCTGGGATTTGTGCAGGACGGCACGCGGTATGTATGCGCGCTGAAAACGAAGGAGGAAGGCGATGGCGAAGTGGATTCAGAAGGCGTCGGCAGAGATGAAGCGCAAGGGCACCGAGGGAGCATTCGGCAAGGCCACGCCGAAGAAGATCGCGGCGGCGAAGAAAAAGGGTGGCCTGCAGGAGAAGCGCGCCGTCTTTGCCCAGAACATGAAGCGAATCGCTGCGCGGCATAAAAACCACGCTGGCAAGGGCGGCAAGCGCGAGCACGACGGACACGATGCGATCGGCAGCCATCCCGGCTACTCGATGACGGCGAAGAAGAAGAAGTAAGACACGAGGCGGAACGATGAGTGGACCCACCGCGCAACAGACAGAGCTCGGCGATGCGCAGATTGCGGCCTATCAGCAGGCCGCTACGCTGACGCAGCAGCAGTACGCCAACCAGCAGGCCATCTATGGTCCGATGGTGAATCAGTTTTCCTCGATCTATGCAAAGGGTCCGAACCAGAAGGGCTTCAGCGACGAGGAGACAGCGGACCTGAATGCGCAGGCCGAAGAGGGCACCGCCGAAAACTACGGCAGCGCGGCGAGGGCGGTGGGCGAGTCGGAAGCGGCGCAGGGCGGTGGCACGAATCCGCTGCCCAGCGGTGCGCAGGAAGCGGTGCAATCCGGCGTCGCCACCAGCGCCGCCCAGGAGGAGTCCCGGCAGGAGAGCCAGATCGAATCGGCCGACTACAGCCAGGGTTACAACGAGTGGGAGAACGCCGGCCAGGGACTGGAGGCGATTGCCGCCGGAGAGAACCCGCTGGGCTACCAGTCGAACCAGACCAGCGCCGGATCGGCAGCCGCATCGACGGCGGCTCAGATCGCCAGCGAAGACAACAGCTGGATCAACGCCACGATCGGCGCAGTCGGAAGCGCGGCCGGAATGGCATCGGGCGCCAGCATCAACAAGTGGGGCTAAGGAGAGCATCATGGGCGGCACAACTTCAGGAGCACAGGCAGCCAGCCAGATGGCGGCCAACACCCCCGCACCGGACTCCGGCAGCGGATGGGACGCCGCCAGCGCCCCGCAGACGCCGCCAGCGGCCAGCCAGCCGCCCGCTACCCCTCCGGCGACCCAATCCCCTACCCAAACCCCTCCGGCAGCGCCAGCGGCCACGGGAGCAAGTGCGCCAGCGGCTCCGGCACCCGCGCAGCCGGTAGTGGTGACCTCGCAGAAGAAGGGCGGCATACAGGGCGTGGTGGACTCGATCGCCGACGCCTTGACCGGAAAGACGAAGCCGGAGCTGGGCACCGACGCCAACGGCAACCAGTACATCAAGCAGCAGACGCTGAGCCGGGGCGAGCAGTGGGTGCGGATCGGCGCGGGTTTGTTGGGAGGAGCAGCGAAGGGATGGGCGGCGGGGCAGGGGCGCAACCCCGGAGCGGCCGCGGCGGCAGGGTTCGATGAAGGCCAGAAGCAGCGTCAGATGCAGGCCCAGCAGACGCCGGAGCTGCAGAAGGAGATGCTGGCGAACGCGAACTATCAGAAACTGCGCATGGACGCCGCCGAGCAGTCCTGGCACCTAGGCCAACTGAAGCATGAAGCCACCGAGCACGATATCGCGTTCGCGCAGGGGCAAGAGGATCGCCTGCTGAAAGTGGACGGAGCCAAGCTGCTGGGCACGGCCGCAAATCCCAATGACATCGACAAGATCCTGAAGGTCGAGCCGAACGTGATGAAGGCGATGGTGCAGAACCATCAGATCGAGATCCTGCCGCACTACAACCCGGATGGAACTGCGGCGGGCATCCGCGTCTTCAAAATGCCGGACGGCTACCGCAACACCATCGAGCCCGCCGGGACCGTGTTTCACACCTTCGACAGCACGACGGGGCAGTACACAGAACACCACAGCAGCGAGCCGTTGACCGCCGGCGAAGTCGACGACTACGAGACCGCCGCCAGCAACGCCGCGCAGAAATTCAAACTCGACCAGGCGAAGCTGGCGCAGTCGCAGGCCGCTACGGAAGCATCGAAGGCCACCACGCATGCGAAGAACGCAGAGCTGCCCAGCACCATCGCGAAGAACAAGAGTGAGACGGCAAAGAACTATGCCGAGGCCGGAGCCGCGAACGCCAACGCCGCAAAGCTACGGCAGGATTTCGCCATCACGGACGGGACCGATCCCCACCTCACACACCAGACCATCGTGGATGGAATGATCGATGGCAGCGTGGACATCACCAAGGCGGTGGGCATCTTCCACGATCCGCACGCGCGCGAAGCCTACATCGCCGAGGCCAAGCAGCGCGATCCGAACTGGACGATGCAGAAGTACCAGAACATGCTGAAGATGCGCGAGGATCTGAGCAGCGGGAAACTCGGCGACCAGGTGCAGAGCTTCAACGCGTTTCTGGGCCACGCGAACAGCGTGAGCAACACCGTCAACACGCTACGCAACGGCAACTCGCCGCTCATCAATCATTCGATCAACTGGCTGCGACAGAACGCAACGGGCAGTCCCGTCGTGGCTGCGATGCTGCCCGAGATCGACGCGACGCGCAACGAGTTCCAGAACTTCATCGCCAACCACGCGCTGCAGAAATCGGAGATCGAGAAGGGCGAGAAGCTGCTCAGCGAGGATCAGACGCCAGCGCAGATGCAGGGCGCGATCAAGAGTTTCATGCAGGTGGCGCTCACGCGGCTGGGATCGATCCAGTACCGCACCACGCAGACTTTCGGAGACAAAGCCCCGCAGCTGATGTCGCCGCAGAATGTGCAGGCGGTCCGTGACCTCGGGCTGGGCGGCTACGCGAGCAACTACGGCCTGATGCCGCAGCAGCAACAGCAACAGCAACAGCCGAACGCCGCGCCCGCTACACAACCGGCCGCCGCCCCTCCGGCTGGCGCTCCCGCCGGCGCCACGCAAGTGTGGCACGATCCCAAGAATCCAGGAAAGATTCTGGGCTACACAGTGAACGGAAAATATCAGGCGGCCCAATAAATGGACACCTCCACCATCACGCCACCGCCGCAAGGGCCGCCGCCGGGAGCGGTGGCCACGCCGATCGATACGGGTGCGAGCGCTGGACCGCCGCCGGGAGCGGTGGCCACGCCGATCGCTTCCACTCCGCCGGCGAGCACCGGGGTCATGGGCTGGCTCAAAAATAAGTTCAGCGATGCAGCACAGAATGATCCAGAGCTGGCTGCTCCGATCGGCGCGGTCAAAAGTCTCGGGAGCGGCGTCGGCGGCCTGCTGAAGATCATGGGCCAGTACGGCGTGGTGCCCTTGACCGATCAGGCACAGCACGATCCAGGCGCGGCAGCCAACGATTTGAAAGAGGCGGGCGACTGGCTGCAACAGCATGGCCAGGAGCATGGGCTGTGGCAGCACGTGGGCGGCGCAGGCGAGATGATCGGCGAGTTGCTGAATCCCTTTGGAGGCGAAGAGGAAGACGCCGCGCGCGCCATGACCTACACCGAGCGCATGGGCCAGCAGTTGAAGACGGCAAAATTCTTACAGGAGAATCCGCGCATCGCGAAACTGGCGGCGGTGGGTGCGCGCGCCGTCCACGCGGCGCTGAAGGCAGGAGCAGAGACCGGAGCGCAGACCTTCGTGCACACCGGAGGCGATACCGACGCCGCGACGACAGCGGCCGGAGTGGGAGCTGCAGGCGGTGCGGTCCTCACGCCAGCAGCGGAGGGAGTCTCCGCGCTGTTGCGCAGGATCGCGCCAGCGGTGGAGACGATTGCGGGCGAGGAGGTGCCCACGCTCAGCAGCCAGCGGCCAGGAACCGGAGCGCGCGGCAGTGTGAAGTTGGGCGAGACGCCGAAGGTTGCAGCCGCGCAACAGACAGCCGCGCCGCGCGCCTTCCGCAATCTCGCGCAGCGCGCCACCAGGGCAGCACTGGACGAGGCGAATAAAGGCCGCATTCCGCCGGGACTTATCACCGATCCCGCGCGGCTTTTGCAAGCCAGTGAAGAGGCACGGCCGTACGCGTTCACGATTCCCGGCACAACTCCGGTGGAAGGCACCGAGGGCGAGATCGCGCAACCCGCAGCCAAGCGAGCGCAGGCAGCCTTCAAACCGCCGTCGTATGTGACGAGCTCGGCCGAGGCACCGACCGTGCCCGGTGTCGAAGGGTCGACTGGCTCAGATGTGGCAACCAGCACACCGCGTGAGCCAGGGCGCGATGTCGCCGCCGGCGGTGGAGATCTCATCGCCGCCGATCCAGAGACCGCGCAGATGCACCTCAGCCGGTTGAACGATGTGATCGACCATCCACCGCGAGGCACAACGCCGGAGCAGCTGCAGGCCATCACCGAAGCGCGCGACAGCCTGCAGGAGCAGATGGGCGTGTATCACAGCTATCAGCGCACGCTGCCGAACTTCCAGCCGATCGATGCAGGGCGCGCGGCGGCGAGCGTGGGCAGCTTCGGCGAGGCAGCGGACCAGCTGCAGAACGCCGCGCAGCCGATCTATCAGAAGATCGACGAGGCCACCAACGGACAGTTCGGAGATCTCAATCGTTCGCGTGGAGCTGCGATTCGGCGCGGAGATTTTCTGGACGCGCGCAAATACGAATCCGGCATCCAGCAGCTCATCGAGCAGACCGGCGCCATCAGTCCGGCCGAGCGCGTGCAGGCGTCGAAACTGTGGTCGCAGTCGATGATTCTGGATGGTCTGCACAACGTCGTCGAGCACGCCGCCAACGTAGATGACGCCTACTCCGCCCAGGTGAGCGGAGGGCGCGTGTTGACCGGCTATCGCATGCAGAAGGGCCTGCAGCGAATGATTCGCGACTACGGAAGCGATCGCATCGAGAGCGTCATCGGCAAAGACGGCATGGAGAACATGACGCGCCTGGCGGACCTCCTGCAGGTGCCGGAGAAGCGTCCGGCGATCCAGCACATGAGCCTGAGCCTGCTGCACAACATCATGAACGGAAAGGTCGGCGGAGCTCTCGGCGGCATGCTGGGCCACCAAATCGCAGGATGGGAGGGCGCGGTTGCGGGCAGCTACGCGGGCGCGCAGGCCGAGCGGATGGTGCTGCGGATACTCGCGACGAGTCCGCAGGCCGGAAAACTTTTCGACTACGCGATCCGCAACAATGTGACGCCGAAGATCGCGACCGGTCTCATCACCTCCGCGCTGGTGAAAGAGCATGAGGACGCGCAACCACAAGGAGAGCACCTGTCGTCGAGCGACAACGATGCGCTGGGAACGAAGCTCACGGCGCAGGCGTTGCGAGAGAGTGGGGCTTCCGGTGTCTACCTGCACATGCCCGCGGACTGGCAAACCCGTCCACTCTCTCCGGACCTCGAAAACCGGATTCACGACCAAAGCACCACACCGCCCTTGCTCGATCGAGTCAAGGAAGGAATGGAAACGTTTGGAGAGAAGACAAAAGCGGCAGTGCATGCTGTCGAAGGAAAGAAGGACTGATGAGCCACAAACAGCAGAGCCCGGCGATGCACATTGCACGCAGGCATCAGAGCAGCCCCAAGGCGCACCCGGCCGAGGTGGAGATCCGCAAGGCAGCGGTCGAGATCGACGAGGGACGATATGTGGAAGACGTACGTAGTGGAGACGATCGCGTGCTTGATGGGCTGGGTCTTGCTCTCGGGTTTGGCACTGATGGCGTTGCAGTGGGCGCTCCGCAGAGCTTCAAGGACTGGCACAAAGAAGAGCAGGCCACGCGGCAGATGAATGAGCTGGGCCGTCACCCGCGCGTGCAGGCGGCGATGGAGAGCATGCGCGAGGAGATCGACCAGGCGAAGACGCCCGAGGAAGAGATCGAGATGCGCTGGCGGCTGCACGAGATGCTGGCGGCCGAGCAGGACCGCCACAAATGGGCGGGACAGGAGCGCTGGGAGGGCAAAGAGAACGAAGAGATGCGGCAGGGGCAGGTGCTCAGTCCGTGGCAGTTCTTCGAGAAGCTGTGCAAGGTGATCGGGCCGGACCGCGTGATTCTGAAAGACGATCGCATCATCAAGCTGAGCGCGAATGCGAAGAGCGGCCTGCTGGCGCTGGTGGTGCGCAACCCGCTGTGGAACGGACAGACCGCGATCCAGCACGACTACGCGCAGGTGAAGGCGAGCGAGCTGAGGCAGGCAGCCGAAGCGGAGCTGGTGAAGGGGAAAAAGCTGCGCAAGGCGAAGGTGAACGCCGAGGCCGACAAGAGCTTTCATCTCGCCGGCGACATGATCCAGACCGCCTCGGAGATGCTGCTGGAGCGCGAGGCGTATGAGGCTGAGGTGCCGCAGTACTTGCGCGTGGGCACGCTGCAGGCGCCGCTTGGCACCGAGTGGATGCAGATGAACTTCGATGAGTTCGGCGTGCCGACCAGCGCGAAGTTTGTAGGCTGGCGGACCGCACTGCTGACGATGATTCGCAGCCGCGCGATTACGGAGGAGGAGGCGCACAAGGCGTTTCCAGTGAGCAGCGGCCCCGCAGCGGATTGGTATCAGCAGCAGTTGTATATGCGGCGGAATGCCGACATGGCCGGCTTCGACATAGTGACCGAGAAGAGCAACGGAGAGCTGGTGAACTGATGAACAACGAAGATCGATTCCGAAATGAATCGTGTCAGAAGATATGGGCGGCGCAGGTGCTGCCAAAGTTTCGCGAGGCGGGCCTCAGCGCCGAACAGATCGACGCGGCGCAGAAGATGTTTCGCGCGGGATTCGATGCAGGCTGGGAAAGTCTGAAGGCGTTCCAGATGCAGGAGTTCATTCGCGAGAACCAAAAACAGAAGGTGCATCTGGCATGAAATCCACCTATCTACCCAGCTCGAACCCCGATGAGACGCGCGGACAGTCGAAGCGCAAGAGCAAGCTGCGCGCAATCGACGCCGGTACGCATCGGGACATTACCGGAGGCCTGCGCCGGCTGACACGTGAGATCGAGCGCGGCGAGCATGGCGACGTGCGCGACCTGAGCGTGATCCTCTCCAGACCGCGCGCGCACGGAGACAGGGAAATCCTCGGCTTCCATTGGGGCGCAGGCACGCGGGCCGATGTGCACTGGATGCTCACGACAGCGAAGAATCGAGTGGAGCCGGCATGACACAGCGCGACGTGGACCGGGTGATGTTGGTTTTGTACGCCGTGCGGGAAGCGGGCGCGCGCGGCAGCCTCGAGCAGATGAAGGCGATTTGCTATTGCCTGCGCAATCGCGTGCGGGCTGGATGGGGCGAATGGGTCGAGGTGATCGAGACCGCCGACGAGGGCAACGCGCACGAGCCAGCCGAAAAGATCGAGATCGATGTGAGCAGCCGCGCATATCAGAGATTGCTGCGCGACGTCGACGATATCTATTTCGGGCAGAGCTCGCTGAACGGCTTCGGTGACGAGGAAGGTTCGGAAGGTGGAACCCTCGAGAGCAGCCTGTGCGAGCCGGAACACGCCGCCCTGTATTGGTGCTTCGTCAATCGGCCGATACGTCCATGGTTCGCTCAGACCATCGTGCAGGACCCGAAGAATCACGCCAACCGCGCCACGATGACACTGATGAACTTTTACGAATAAATTATGCCAGCCACTCCGCAAATCACATTGACGGCAACTCTCAGCGACATCGCCGGCGCCGCCGCAGGATCGACCTCCAACCCCGCCGTGCTGCGCATCGCGCTGGCCGGCTTCGGGCTGACGCTGCCCTGCATCGCGGGCACGGCGAACGTCGCGAAGGTAGGACCTCAAGACTTCTACGACACCGGCGGCGGCGTCTCGGTCGCACTGTGGGGTAACGATGTGCTGACGCCGGCGGAGACCTACTACGCGATCACCGTGCTCGACGGCGACGGCAACATTGTGCAGAGCGGCGCGTATCGCTTCACAGGCACACAGACCATCGACCTGAGCAGCGCACCGCAGATCTATCCCGGACCGCCGCCGACACCACCCACGCCGACGCCGACCTTCGCCTGGGACGTAGTGCCCACCCCGCCGATCGACACCAGCGGCAATGCTACCTTCACGCTCCCGCAGGTGCCGTCGCCACCCGCGAGCCTCAACCTGTTCAAGAGCGGCGCGCGCATGACTGCGGGCATCGCCTTCACTCTCAATGGAGCCGTGATCACCTATGAAGCTGGGTACATTCCTCAAGACGGCGATTCTCACATCTGCAATTACATGTACAGCGGCAGCTAGCGCGCAGAAGATCAACCCGAACAACGGGGTCAACTGGCCACTGGCCACCGGCTCCGGAGCTCCGGCGGCGAGCTGCACCAGCGCCAACTACGAGCAGCCCTATCTCGACACCAGCACCACGCCCAACACGCAGTATCAATGCGGCTCGAGCGGATGGTTTGCGGCGGCGGCTCCGAGCGCGATTACAGCGCTCCATGGCGATGGAGCTGCTACCGGGCCAGGCAGCGCGCTCTTCACGCTGACGACGGTCAACAGCGGAGCCGGAGCGTGCGGCGACTCGACTCATTTCTGCGTGCCCACGACGAACGGGAAGGGTCTGGTGACCTCGCAGACCGCGGTCGCGCTGCCCACGCTCGGCACGATGGCAACTCAGAACGCCAACAGCGTCGCGATCACAGGCGGAGCGATCAATGGCACGACCGTCGGGCAGACGACGGCCGCCGCCGGCAAATTCACCACACTGAGCTCCACTTCGACGACGACGCTGGCGGCCGGCACAACCATCGGCGGCTCTGCGGTGTGTCTCTCGGGAGGCACCAACTGCCCGGCCAGCTTCGGGAACCCGATGACCGCGGCGGGTGACTTCATCGTCGGTGGCACGGCCGGCGCGGCCACGCGGCTCGCAGGCGCGACAGCTGCCGGCCCGAACATTCTTTTCGAGAACCCCAGCACCGGAGCCTTTTGGGACACTACGACTAATCTGTTCTCGGCTCCTCCCCCCATCGGCACTACGACCCCCGGCATCGGAGCCTTTGCTACGCTGACGGTGGTCGGTGGCACCCCCAACTCATTCTCCATCGACGGGAATGGCAACGTGTCGACGGGCGGTACGATCACCGGCGCTACTTCCACTGCTGTCATATTCGGAGGCACTTCGTCGGTGTCGGTCACCGCCCTGTCCACCGCGACAACGCTTGCCGGCACTGGCTCCGCTTCGGGGATGCTTGTGCTGCGAGACAACACTCTCGGTGGATCCGCGATGTTCATCCTCGATGCGAATCTTGGGTCGCAGCTGCTGGGAACGAGCCAGATCACCGGGCTTGGAAGCGGCAGCGTGACATGGAACGGTACGAATTGGACCGTTTCTCTGTCGAGCGGTTCCGTTCCGAGAACATTGACATGGTGTGTTTACGCCACATAACCATAGGCCTTGACATATCCCCTAGCGATACGGGTATCGTTAGGGGTATGAATTCCGAGACTGTAGAGAAAGCCACTCTCACCGCCAGCTGGCTCACGCTCATCATCACCAACCTGGTCGATGAGCGGGACCCCGACAAGATCATCATCCAACCCGAGCTGCATCCCGATCGCATCGCGTTCGGCGTGAAGGTGCCCCCGCGCGAGATCGGCAAGGTCATCGGCCGCGGCGGGCGCATCGCGCGCGCTCTGCGCACCCTGCTGATGGCGCGCGGACGCAAGGACCGCCTCATCTATGTGCTCGACATCGAGGAGCGGGCGGCGTGCTGACGCTGCTCGTTATCGCTTCTGTGTTGCTCATCGCCGGATTCGACATCGCACGCGTGGCAGAGAACGAGGACCGCCGCCGGCGACGAGTCGAACGGCTGCACCGCATGCGGCGCGAGCTGTAAAAACTTCCAACCACGCAAGGAGCTCCACCGATGATTCGCAGATTGATTCCGTTTGTGTTCGGCGTCATCCTCGCCGGCGCGCAGCAGCCCAAGCCTCCTGCAGCTCCCCCGGCGCCCGAGCTCACCAACACCGCGAAGATCGCGCTGAATGCGGTGCTCGCAGAGATCGCGACCAACACCACGCAGCAGCAGCAGACGGAGAACACCGCGCAGCAGCTGCAGCAGCAGCTGGCGCAGATCGATGCCGACGTTGTGCGCGAGCATCCCGGCTTCCATCTCGATCACCGCACCTGGACGATTCAGCCCGATGCGCCACCACCCACCACAGCCAACCGAGGAGATCACAATGGCACCGAGAAAAAGTAAGCCGGCCGAGAAGCAGGAAGAGCTCCGCATCATGGAGGACCGCGCCGCCGCGCGGACAGACGCGCCGACGCCACCGGCCGCGCCGAAGGGCCTGCAGATCCTTGAGCTCTACGTCGAGAACATCAAACGCGTCCGCGTGGCGCACATCAAGCCGAAGGGCGCAATGGTTGTCATCGCCGGCAAGAACGGCAGCGGCAAAACGTCAGTGCTCGACGCGATCGCCTGGGGACTCGCGGGCACGTCCACGGTGCCGAGCCAGCCGATCCGCACCGGATCACACGCCGGCAAGGTGCAGATCGACCTGGGCGATTTCAGGGTCACGCGCTACTTCACGCGCGTGGAGGGATCGAAGAAAGGAAATACCTACCTCACGCGGCTGGTAGTCGAAGGCAAGCGGCGCGAGCAGTTTCCCAACCCGCAGACGTTGCTCAACGAGCTCATGGGCAAGATCAGCTTCGATCCTCTCGCGTTTCTGCGGATGAACGAAAAGTCTCAGGTGGAGACGCTGCGCGGGCTGGTGACGTTCGATATCGACATTGACGCGCTGGACGCGGCACAGAGCGCCGACTACGAGGAGCGGCGCATCGCCGGCCGCGGCGTCGACCAGGCGAAGGCGCGACTAGCGGCGATGAGCGAGCCGCCGGCGGACCTGCCGACCGAGCCGATCAACACCAATGCCATCTCGCGCAAGATCAACGAAGCGTACATCCACAACACCGCGATCGAGAATGCGAAGCGCACCAGGGAGCAGCTCGAGGCTCAGGCGCGCGGAGAAGCCGACTATGCGGTCCGGGAGCGCAAGGCCGCGTTCGATCTGATCGAGAGGGCCAACGCGTACGACGGTGCGCAGGTCACGTTCCAGATCATCATCCCGGAGCCGCTGGGCGGCACTGCCGGCAAATTGCTGGCGCGCGCGAATGCGATCGAGATCCCCGAGCCGATCGACGTGCTCGAGCTCACGCGCGAGCTGGAGCACGCCAACGAGGTGAACGCTGCCATCCAGCGCGCGCACTCCTACCGCGAGACCGCAGCGTTGCTGGAGCAGGCGGAGGCGCTGCGGGCGCAGATCGACCAGCGCATGAAGGAACGCTCTCACGAGCGCGAGGCCGCGATCGCGCGCTCGAAGATGCCCATCCCCGGCCTAGGCATCGGTGACGGCGAGGTGCTGTACAACGCGCTGCCGCTCAACCAGGCGTCGAACGCCGAGCAGATTCGCGTGTCGATGGCGCTGGGCATGGCCAGCAATCCGAAGCTGAAGGTGCTGCGAATCGCGGACGGCGCACTGCTGGACGACGACAGCCTGCAGCTCGTCGCCGAGGAGGCCGAGAAACACGGCTTTCAGGTCTGGATCGAGCGCGTGGACACCGGCGGCAATGTGGCCGTAGTCATGGAAGAGGGCGAGGCGCACGGCGAGCAGGTGGTGCCCGAGGAGAAATTCTGATGGCGAAGCGCAAGCTGAAAAACACTGCTCTGTTTCTTCCCCCGGCCATAGCTGTGGCGCGCCTCGTCACTACAGCGATGGAGTCCATTATGTGGCAGCGCTTTGGGACGCGCGTTCGCTGGACTTTGAAGGTCGAGTACTTCCACGACGAAAATTTCAAAGCGGGACCGGATCAGCGCGCGGTCTCTCTGGGCTTCACGGCCTCGAGCGGCAACCCACTGCCGATCGAGCTCGAGAGGATACTGACAGGCCACACGCGCCCAGCGAAGCCCGGCGCTTGTCAATACTGCGGATGCACAGAAGGCCAAGCGTGCGAGGGCGGCTGCGCATGGATCGATGAGAGCCAGACAGTATGCAGCAATCCGGAGTGCGTCGAGAAGCACAACGCGGAGAGCACGACAGAGGAGAAGCTGTGAGCGACGAGAAGCGCCAGCCGGAATATCTAGGCGACGGGCTGTATGCCGACTTCGACGGCCAGACGGTACGGCTGTTCGCCTCGAATGGCGTGAGCACGTCGAATGAGGTGTTTCTTGAGGCGGACAGCCTGGCGGCGCTGCTGCGCTATCTGGTACGCGTGAAGACGCAGCAAACGCTGGCGCCGTCGTTCACGTGCCCAAAGTGCAGCGCGGTGAGCTACAACCCCAACGACATTAGCCAGGGCTACTGCGCCCGCTGTGACGAGTTCACCGGAGGAAAGAAGCATGTCTAAGTTTGACGTCAAAGTGCGGTGGGAAGGAAGCATCACGGTGGACGCGGAGAGCGAAGAGGAGGCAATTACACGCGCCAAGGATGAGGCTACGCCCGATATTTTCGATGAGTTCGACGCCGAAGTGATCGACGGACCCTACGAGGAGAGCGACGAGCCGCCGGCCGACGAGGACCTGTGACCGGCCTGTGCAGATGCACCCACTCGCGCAAGGAGCACTGCACCGCCGGCACCCGGCATTCGTATTACAAAGACGAGATGCGCCAAGCCCGCAACCCGCGCGGCGATAACTGCAAATCGGATCACTGTCAGGCTCCGCTCTGCAGCTGCACACAATTTCAACCAGTAGAGGAGGACAAAGACAAATGAGCACGTCACCAGCGCCAGATCGCAACTGCCTATGGGTGGGCTTGACCACAGATCAGAGAGAGATCGTCGTCAACCACCCGCAACTTCTCACCGACGAAAACGGGTGCGGACACATCGTCTTCTCCGCCGCGCAGGCGCGCAACCTGGCCCAGCTGCTCAACAAGCACGCGGACACGATCGACCCGCCGCGGCTTGCGGCCGGAGGAGAGTACGAAGCATGAGCCTCCTCTGCAGCAGCTGCATCACGACGGTGCCCGCCAAGCACTATGAGCTACGCGGACCGGATGACCGCACGCCGATGAAATTCTGCAATCTGCGCTGCCTGGTCATCTGGGCGCTCGAAAAGGGATGGAAGAAAGGAGCGTCATGAACGGCGCGCGCAAATACATCGACGATCAGTTTGAAGAGATGACCGACCGGGGCCTGCACGGTGTGCTCACCCCCAGCCAGAAAGCCATTTTCAAGATGTGCTTCATTGGCGGGATGTCCGCTGCGCTCGCCTACGAAGGCGATGACATGAAGCTGGTGGAGGCGATTCTGCCGGCCATGAAGGCCATCTCCGATCAGTACGGAGGAAGAACTATTTTCCCGCTCGAAGAGGAGCACGAAGGAGAGCACAAAGCATGAGCACGCCAGCCGAAGTGAACGCAATCATCGAGAGAGGCGCACACGAGCTCAGCAGCATCGCCGACGAGCTGCGGGAGCTGATGAACTCAGAAGTTCAACCGCCCGAGCTTCTGATGGAGACCGAGACCGTCATCGCGAATCTTCGCGAGACCGTGAAAGAGATCTACGACCAGACGCTCGACGAGGGATGAGATGCCCATCCGTCCTGAGAACAAATCGAAGTATCCGGCCAACTGGACGGAGATCACCGAGCGCATCAAGTGGGAGCGCGCCGGCGGGCGCTGCGAGATGCTGACGCTGGACGGCGAACGCTGCACCGCGCGGCACGGCATGCGGCATCCGTGGACCGGCTCAATCGTGGTGCTGACGACGGCGCATCTGGACCATGACGAGAGCAACTGCGACGACGAGAACCTGCGCGCCGCGTGCCAGTGCTGTCATAACCGCTATGACCAGGCGCACCGTCTCCGCACCCGCCAGCGCCGCGCAGCTCGCGAGAGACGCAAGCAGAAGGAGCTGCAGTTCGCATGAGCGACACATCGGAGAACCTAATAGCCCAACTGAAAAAAAAGATTGCTGAAGGGGAGCGGAAGCTCGCACAACTCACGGAAGAACGCGATTGGAAAATGCATGTAAATCAGGTGCTGGAATCGCATCCACGCAGCTGCGGATGTTCGATCTGTAAAGCCTTTTGGAGCGCACCCAATCTTGATGAAGCAATAAAAGCTGGCGTAGCCGCGGCGAAGATCGCGCGAACCAACTAAGGTGAGTGAATTGAGCGACCAGCGCGTGTGCATCACGATCGAGGGCACGCCGCCCAGCGTGAACCACTACAAAAAGCCGGTGATGAAGTTTTACGGCCGCGAACGCCGCAAGAGCTTCGAGCTAACGCCCGAGGCAATCCTGTGGCGAGATCTCGTTTGGATCGCAGCCGCCGGCCGGACCATCGCCCCGCTCACGAAGCGCGAGTGCGACAGGGTGCGCTATCAGCTCACCGCGAGGATCTACCTCGGACCAGGCGAGCGCGGCGACGGAGACAATTTCTGGAAGTGCATCGCCGACAGCCTACAACATGCGGGGGTTATCCACTCGGATGCGCGCGTGCGGAAATGGCTACTCGAAGTGATCGACGAGGACCGCGCGAACCCGCGAACCGAGATCGTTGCTGAAGTTCTCAGCACGTAAATTCCCAATTCGGGAATTCCACATAGCCAAACCGTCCCGGTACCACGAAGGGGCCATCGTGAGTTGTACATCTTGCGGCGATAGTTGCGCTTATGCCCACACTCACAGAGCAGGATGCTGAGGGCAGCGCTCGCCTGCTGACTTTCCTTGATCTCATCGCCTACAGCGAAGCAACCGCGACCCATCCACTGACGAAGTGCAACGGCTACGACGTCATTGTGAGCAGCATCTACGGTCCGGCCGTCTTCACTGACTTCTCCGATCATCCCTTCGCCCACGGCCGCGCCACGCAGATTGTGCGCCGCGATCCTCTGCTCACGTCGACGGCATCGGGACGCTATCAGCTGGAACTGAAGTGGTGGGAGGCGTACAAGGTCCTGCTCAAGCTGGGAGATTTCAGCGCGCGATCGCAGGACCTGGTTGCGGTGGAGCAGATTCGCGAGCGCAAGGCACTGCCGCTCATCGCCGCCGGCAAGTGGCCCGATGCGATCGCCGCGTGCGCGAACATCTGGGCCAGCTTCCCCGGCAATAACTACAGGCAGAAGGGCGGAAAGACGCTCGTGCAGCTGCTTGGCTTCATCGACCTGCACCAGCCGAAGACAGAGGCGGCCTAAGCATGGATCAGCACCTCGGCAACGAGCTCATCTTTCACGGCTTCATTGTGCTCACCTCGCTGGCCTGCACGGTCGCCATCTGCCGCACGCAGCTCCGCGAGATCGATCGCCGCCTGGGCGTGGTGGAGAAGCATTACGTTCCGCGCCGCGAGCTCGAGCTCCGGCTGCAGAACATCGAGACCTGGTCGCGCAGATCGTACCGGATGCTGCGGACCCGGATGCGCCTCACCGCCACGGAAGAAGAGAAGGTCAACCGATGAATCCGATTCAGATGTTCAAGCTGTTGAGTGACTACAACAAAGCGAAATCGATCGCGAAGGAGAACGTTTCAGTGACTACGAAAATCACGCAGTACGTCGTTTTGGCAGGCACGATCGCCGGGCTGTTCGGCGGCTGGGCTACGGGCTGGCTCAACACCCACGCGGGCGCGTTCACGATTTTAGTGGGCATCGCCAACGTGCTCGCGCATCTGTTCCCATCGATCTTTGCGGCGCCGTCGGCCGCGATCGAGCGGAAGGCCGGGCTTCCCCTGGCTGTGCTCGCGCTGCTTGCGGTGGCAGCGGTGCCGATGCGCGCGCAGACGGCCACGACGACGGCGACGCCGGCGGCCGACCTCACAAACATCTACGGCCTGGGCGCGTCGTGGAACCCCGGAGGCAGCCCCGCGATCGCAGGCACAGCGCTCTATGCGCACGGCATCGGCAACACTGGCACCTATGCGTTTACGGTGTTGGACGCGTTACCGAACACGACAAAGCCCTTCACTGTGACAACCAACGTCGGTGTCGGTGTCGCGCAGAAGCTGCTCACGCTGGGCAGCGTGCCCATCTACGGCACGACGGCGACGGGCGTAGCGTGGAGCGGAGCGAACGCAGGCTGGCAGTACAACCTCGGGGCTGCTGCATTGATTGGAATCAGCAAGAACAAAAACTATTTCATCATGCCAACCGGGCGCGTTTTGAAGAGCACCATCAACGGCGGATATAGCCCAATCATCGGCGTGGAATTCGTTTTCGGTAACTGACGTTGTACCCGAACAATGTTGAGCAACGGGGGCCGCGATAACCGTCGCGGCCTTCGCCTATGAGGTTACGGCCATGAAGCTGAGCGAGCGGGACCGGCTGGAGAAGCGCGTGTTGGAGATCCTCGAAGGGCATCAGATTCCGTGCGCCTGCGAGGTCTGTACGGCGTTCATGTCGGTTGCGGAACCCATGCAAGGCTTCAGCGCTGCCATCGCCGTGGTGAAGGCACAGAGCGCGCCGCGCGCAGGTTGGGTGCACTAGACAAGCTCATCCCCTGAGGGGACGGAGAGAAAGGTCGCGGTAAACTGTCAGAGCTAGAACAACCCCGCCAAGCCGGCGGGGTTTTCTAGTTTCAGATGCCGCGCGAGTTAGGCTCGTGTTCGTTGAGCGCGGCGGCGATGCGCTTGGCCATCGAGTTTGATACAGCGGTGGCAACGGCGCGCTCTCCCATCATCACGCGCATCCCTGCGGAGATGAACTGCGGCCGGACCGGCAGCTTGACGTCGACCAGCCGGAAGAGAGAGCGCCAGCTCGCGGCGGCGTAGGCTTGGCGGCCGTCGCTGAGCATGTACGGCTTCTGTAGCGAATGGGTGAGCCGCGCGCGCCACTCCGGACCGAGGAAGTAACGCGCGAGGTCGGTGGCTTGCGCAGGGGTTAGATCACGACTAGGCACTGCTCTCCTCCGCCTTCATCTTCGCATCGCAGGCGGGGCAGAGACCGTCGCCCTTGTCGGATTGTTCCTGCGAGATCTCCGCGCCGCACTCTGTGCACTCCCACGTGAGCTGTTCGACCTCCGTGTCCCAATCGTCGATGTAACCTTTCTCGACTTGGAAATCATCGGGCAGCTTCGACCGCCACAGCTTCAGCGCGTCGTCTTCGGCGCACCCCTCGCCGTCAGCTTCGAGCTCGACGGTGTACCGGCAGCGGGCGGTGACCTCAACTTCAACTTTGAATTTAGGCATTGGTGCGATTCCTCCAGAGGGATTCAATATGCCCTTTAGCCAGCGCGAGACGCTGGAAGCCGCGCCCGTTCGGCGCATAGATCAAGCCGCCGTCTGGTGTCTCGATGTAAATAAGGAAAGTTCGCCGTAGGGTGCCCACAGTGGCGCGCAACCATGCCGCTGGGCAGGTGAGTGTGAGAGGAGCCGCAGGTGCCCCCGTTGACGCCGCCGCGCCGTTCCCAGACAGCAGGAACGGGCGGCAGAGCTGGCAGGTTGAAGAGGGTGCGCTGCGTCATCCACGCACCTGTGCTTTGTCAGCCTCAACTGCGGTGACGAATCCCTGGCTGCGCAGGTTAGCATCCCACGTGCGGCAGAAGGTTTCCAGAGCTGCGACTAGGCCCGGCTCGCAGCTCTCTTGCTCGAAGCCGACGTAATCGTTGCGGTAGTAGTACGGACGCCAGCCGCCGGCAGCGGTGCGCTCCAGACACACCTCGGGGTCACGCATGAGATCACCATTTTGCTCGCCGTAGTGGCAGATCGAAACGGCGATACCTTCGCCCCACGGACCGCGCGCGCCGATCGACTCGACGCTCAGATCCATGTACGGCTGATTGGTGACCTTGATGGCGACGCCTGCGCGCTCGAGGAATTGCGGATACTTCCCTGCGATGATGTCGAGAATTTGCATGTACTCTCCTTATGGTTTTTGCAGCCTGTTGGCGGGCGGTTTGCCCTCGATTCGCGCGTCTGTACGTCGAGCCGCGCGGGTGAATGTGGAGACTGAGTGCAACAGCCTCAGAACCCACGCTTGCGGCGCGCCGAACGGGGTACGCGGTCGCGTGAAATCCAAAAGCAGTAGCCGACGAGAGCCACGAAGGTGATGAGGGTAGGAATCAGCCAGGCGAGGAAGCCGTACATATTGGCGAGTTCGTGCAGATCGTTCGGAGTCATTGAAAGTGTTTCCTTTCGGTGCTGGGCGAGGCCCATGGTTGAGGGTTTGGGTTGTTAGCGACCTTCAGCGTTGGCGATGGCGGCAGAAGCGATTCGGGCAGGAGTGGAGAATTTCGGCTGTGACTCTACGATTTCTTTCAGCGCCCGAAGCAGCTCCGTCTTTTGCATTTGCAAATTGACGGCGATGTTCTCTGGGCTATCTCCGTCCGCGTCGTAGAGCTCGGACGCTTTCAGATACGGCCATTCGGTAGTGAGTGCGCGTACAGCTTCGCGGCGTTCGTCGATGGTGGGCATTTAGGTTTCCTTTCGTGGTGTGGACTCATCAGGCAGCGCTTGACGCTGCGACGGGCGATGCTCTGCCCGTTTCGTCCTATGCGGCCACCGCACTCTCTTCGCGCGCCTCTTCAGCCGCATCGAACGCGGCACGGCCCAGGATGAAATCAGCGGCCTTTTGTGCGCGCTGCGCAGCCATCACAGCGACGCGCGAATCAGCCTTGAAGACATCCAGCCAATCCTTGATATACGCCGCATTGTGCGCGTCGACGTCCTCCGAAACGATGCCTGATTCGGCGCAGAGAAACGCCGCCGTAAACTCTGCTACCAGCTCCTCAGTTGCATAATCCTTGGAGCCAAACCGCGCATCCTCTTTCTTGCGATCGAGGCGGCGCGGGTGCCGTGTGCTGTGACCTAGCTCATGGAATAGCGTGGAGTAATACTTTTCTGGTGTCACAAACGATTGCGGCTTGGGCATATAAACCGTGTCGTAAGTGAGCACGTAGCACGCACTCGCGCCGCCGTGTTTCAGCTCCGGATGCGATGCGCTCGCCATATGCGCATCAACGATGCGCTGCGCGGATTCGATGGCGTCGAAAGGCGCATCTTCAAAGGGGAGATCGACGGGCAAACCGTCAATCTGTTCCACGTTGAAAACCGTGTAATAGCGGCACAGCGGCGCGCCTTTCTCGCGCACCATCGCACCGTCTTCATTCGCAGCTTTACCGGGAAACTTCCAGAACACAACAGGGGTGCCGCGCTCGCCCTTGCGAACGTTGGCGCCTAGCTCCTCCGCTTGCTTGTACGTCATCCACTGCTGTGAGCCGTACCCGCTGCAAAGCAGCATCGCAAGATTGATTCCGCGATAGCCGCGTCCAGTGGCGAAGTTTGTAGGGAGATACGCGCCGTGCGCGCTATTCTTCCACGGTTGCTTCCAAGGAATAACGCCAGCTTCGAGTTTTTCGATCAGGCGCGCGGTGATGACTTCATAAGCATTCATGCGATTACGTCCTTTCGGTGCTGGGCAATGCCCAAGGTGTTGCAGATTGTGGCGCGCTGCTACGCGCGCCCATTCAGTGAGAGCGGGTGATTGTCTCCGAAGCATTCACCATCCGCGAGCCCTTCGTCATCGGGGTGCGGAGCTGCGCATCTGCGAGACATCCAGCACACTCGCAGCTCACACGACACACGACACACGCACCATGCGCGCATAGCGCAAAGTGAGAGCGAAGAGAGCAGATTTTGCAGGTAGATTCCATGCGTTACGTCCTTTCGGTGCTGGGCAATGCCCATGAGGTTTGAGAGCTGCAGTTAGTCCGCGAGTAGCAGCTCCGTTTGTAGTTGCATGAGAGACGCGCGCACGTTGCTGCACGATTCCTTGACGATGCGCGCGAAGTTGGGACGCGGCGCGGTTGCAGGGGCTTCCGCATCCCATACGCGCTCTAACAGTGCAGCGGTTTGCGTCGATTGTCCATGCGTCGAAAACGGCACAGGGATGCAGCGCGAGAGCAAACGCTCGTGAAGTTTTTCCGTGCTGTTCGCGGTCAAAATGAAGATCGTATCCGGCGGCGGCGCGGTTGAATCGAGGATTGACAACATGTAATCCTGTGCGGCTTGTGTCATGCGGTCGGCTTCGTCGATCAACACGAGATGCCGCTTACGTCCTTCGCTTGGAACGTAGTGGCATGTTGCGACTACTTGGCGCAACCGTTCAATGTTGCAATCTTGCGATGCGACGTGATGCAGCTCCGCAGGCATCTCCGCTGCGATGGCGAGCGCGAGCGTTGTCTTGCCTATGCCGGGTTCACCTGTGAAGAGTAGTCCCGCAGTACGTGGCGGATTGGATGCGAACTTGGCAGCAATGCGGCGCGGTTTGTCAAGCCCCACAAACTCCGCGATGCGAAGCGGGCGGTACTTTTCGGTAAGTATGTCGCTGGACGGGTGAGAGACGAACAATTCCATGCGGTACGTCCTTTCGGTGCTGGGCTAGGCCCAAGTGGTGTTGCAGCTCCGAATATAGGGGATAGGTCGTAAACGTGTCAAGAGTACGTTTGCGCATAGTGCCACAAGCCATGCAAAGCGGGTGCGAAGTGGGCGCAGAACGCCTGCGAAGTGGGTGCGAAAGTGCGGAACGCCTGCGAAGCGGAGCGATCCAGTCAGAGCAACGAATCAGAAGCAGAGGAGAAAGAAAGGTCAAGGTGCCGGGGGTGGGGGAGCATCTTGCTATCTACATGCGATGCGTGATAGGCTGATAATTAC